CTCTCAAGGTTTGGTATAGGAATTACAAAAACGTCGTTAGAAGCCGTTTCTCGCGCTCCTAAAGCATTTAGCGCTTTTAACCTCCTATGAATCTCCACTTGATCGTCCTCTGCGGAAAAAAACACAACTTGGCCTGATTTTCTGATTGTTTTACCCATCCAGGTTCCCTGGCCTTGTGCAATCTTCAAAGATAAATCCAGGGCCAGCATACTTTTTCCCACGCCACCGACGCTACTAAAAACTCCAGCTTTGTTTTCAATAAAATTTTCAACCAACCAATCTCTAGGCGGCGGCTCTCCCTTGTAAAGACCTATTGAATAATTTGCAAAATTAAATCCACCTTGGAGCAATTCTTTTTTTACCAGGTTTAAATCTTCTTGCGCCAGGTCGTTAAAGTCTCCCGGCGCGCTCGGTATTCTTACATTGCAATTTGGAATTGCAGCTGCGATCTCTTCCGCTTTTTGTTTGCCCAGACCATGCTCATCATTATCAAACGCCAGGATAAATTTAGCGTTAGTTTGTTTTCTTAATTTGTCGAGAGCAGTTTTACCAAAGTTTGCAGAAAAGACACAAACGGTCGCTAGCTCTGTTGCTTCGTGACAAGAATGTGCGGTAGCCATTCCTTCCGTTATTATAATTTTTTTCTGCGACGCTATATCCGCTAAATCAAAACCAAGATAATAAATATTACCTTTGACTTCTGACGCACTTACAAATCGCTTTTCTTTATTTATATATTGCAAACTGCGTAGTTCGCCTGTGTTAGAATCCGTTATCGGAACAACAATGGATTTATTGATTTGTTTCAACCCATAACTTTTAATTTTTTTCTTTTCAAGGTACGAATGATCTTTGATTTTTTGAGCATGTTGAAGTCTCTGCTTGCAGTCCTGGCTTACTTCTTCATACCGTTTGGCGCGCTCTTGTTTGCTCCGCTCTACAGCATCTTTTATTTCCCGCTGTAAGCGTTGCTTATCCTGAGACGTCATTTTATTAGGACTAACAGAACTGAACTTGTAATCAATGCCTGTACGCCAATTACCGTAGGCAGCAAAAATCGCGTCTGACGTTTGGTACACAACATACCATCCGCTTTTTTCGTTATGCTTATCTGGCCTAGTTTGTGAACTTGCTGTGACGGGAACCCTAACTAACTCACCCGTCGATTCCAAATGACTTACTTGCAAGCCATTTTCATTCATTTCTTTTAAAAGATCGTCGCTTGTTTTTCCCTCTCCGGTAAAAACCATAGATGGATCTAGTACGATCCCGGACTCTCCGAAATATTTTTTTAAATCAGTCATCTTTGATGATCTTGTCTATCTTTCCTGTCTCGGCCTGTTCATTGGCCCAATCCAAATAATGTAAAACAAGTTCACCAAAAAAATTATTTCGATCTGTGGCTGTCCACTCATGCAACACATATCCACCGTTTCTAGCTGCCATCTGCACATATTTTTCTTTGCTGTTTTTGGCCGCATATTTAACTCCCTCTTTATTGAGGAAGGCTTTTCTTTTTAATCTTTCTCCTGACATCAAACTCTCCATACATTTTTTGCTGCAAGCAGCATAATAAATATCTCTCGCTGGGGTGTAGAAAAAACCGCCAGCAATCTTTTTGCAGTAACTACAAAGCGATTGCCGGTTGTTTCTTAAAAAAAAGTCAAGCCTAGAAAGGGATTTCGTCGTCTTGTATGTCACCTGACGGATCCTTCTTAGTTTCCTTTTCTTCTTCTTTTGTTTCAGCTGATTCGTCAGCTGCTAAAGGAAGTTCAGTTTCACTTTGGCCGTTTGCAAACTTAGGCAAGTTTGAATCTTCTTGTCCCCAGGTTTCGTCAGAATTGTAAATGTTGACGCTTACCTCAGGATAACCATTAGTATTATGTTTAACCGGGGCAGAAATTACCAAGCCGTCAAGCTCCTCTGTATTTTTGACAGAATCCAAGCCAGCTGCAAAAAACAAAGATCTAAGTGAATTAGTTCCCATTTCTACTGCTTTTGGATTTTTATGCTGTACAGTAAAAGTTGCACTAGCAAATTGATTTGAAGGCAAAACTTTGAAAGTAATTCTAATGCCTTTCCATCCATCATTGTTTTCTATTTCCATAGACTCATAATACGTCATGTTATAACGCCCCTCTTTTAAACCAAACTCATCGGTTGGTTGTCCGATATCAAATTCTGATATATCCATAATTATCTCCTATCCCAAATCATAGCACTCGTAATCGTTTATATCGCGCGCTACTTCTTCCAGGATTCGTTGTGCTTCGTAGAGGTCTCTGTCTATGCCATGCGGTAACATTTCATTCAACAAAGGATCCTCTGCGTAAGCGTTTATTAAATAACTTGTGCGCTCACATAAGCGCTCAAGTCCCTCTATAGTTTTGTGTTTAGGCTCCTTCATCTTTTTTGATGTTGCTAACCATAGCTTCGCGCACCAAACCCCAATCCATCGGCAGTTCTTTTGGAAGATCATACCTATTTTTTGCAAGACAGCCTGGGGCCTCTTCGGTAATCAAGATTCTGTCGCCGACAGTTTGTTTCGTTGATATACCTTTTGATCCCTGAACTTTTGCTGTGCCTATTTTGCGCGTTGCAAAAAAAACATTGTCGCTTTGTTCCAGGATCAAAGCAGAAGCATGTCTATTAAGTTTTATTTCATGACGGTCAAAAGGTGAATCCATCGCAGGATCTTCAACTCTTTTGATTACGTTATGTGCAATAAACACGATAGACATACCGCGTTCCCGGAGTTGGTTTGTATAAGTTAAAAACTCACGCCATACATTGACTGCCTCTGCGTAAGATCTACCGTATGCAACCGACTCCATAGATTTATAATTGTTATCTTTGCAAACTTTTGGCCAAATATATTGAATCTCAAATTGATCCAAGCTATCTAACACATAAGTTTTATAACCACCTAAATCATCCTCTGCCAACAAAGATTTGATGTTGGCTATGATTTCGTCATAGCCTGTCTTGTTCTCTTTTGGTAAGTCAAAATGATCTACCTCAATGTTTACAAGACCATCTTCCGTAAGCTGTATGATAGGAGCCGACATTGATGCAGCAAAGGTTGTTTTTCCCACTCCTCCACTTCCGAAAATCACAAATCGAGGAGGCTTCTTTTTAGCCTTCTTTCTTATCTTGGATAGACTCATCTTTTTCTCCACTTTGTAACGCTTGCTCTAATTCAACCGACAGATTGTTCAACAAACTTTGGTTGTTCTGTGCAAGACTGTTAAATAATAACCTAACGAACTCTTGTATAAAAACATTTATATTCGTTAAGACCTTGTTTTCGTTTTCCGATACAGATTTTATTATGTTGTTCATTGCAACCCGCTCTTGTATAGAGCGTGTTAAATCAGCAACTTTTTCTTTCTCCATATCTTCATCCCATACTAAAATGGGTGGCCCGTCATCTTTATCAATACGGATGACCGGCTTTTTTTCCTCGACTTTATCTGTCATGGCGCCTCCATTGAGTTTAAGTTATAAGTTTGACAATCCTGTTTGTATAAACAGAATCGACAATGATCCCCAAAGACAAACTTTGGTTCTGATTCTAAGCAAGCATCAGCAGCCGGTTTCAAGTCCTGGAAGGCCCAATCAACCAAACTTTCAGGTGTAGTCTCAAAGGATTTGACAGGGCCTTTTTTATCCGAGCTGTAAGGCTGTACTATGGTTAGAATTACTTTTGCATCTACATAAGGGTATCTCTCTAAGATACCAAGTGCATATATTCTCAGTTGCGTATTGTTAGCCTCAACAGGCCACGATCCGCTTTTTAAATCTATAATTTCTATTACGTCTTTGGTAATCAAAGCGCAGTCTAGTGTTCCCCATAAGTTAGTATTTATTTCTTCAAGGGTTACTTGTTCTTCTATAAGTTTTTTTGCTTTCAATTGTTCTTCTCGTTCAAAAATATAAGCGACATATATTTCCGCACACTCAACCATCTGTTCATCAATTAGGATATGAAAATTATCTTGTATCTTTGTTTCTCCTAAAAAATGATCTTTAAGAGTGCTGTCTTCTAATCTATCCTTCAGTAAAGTCTCTGCCATCATGTGTATAATTGTTCCCTTTACTGCTGCAAAGCTAGTTTGGTAAGGCATATCTTGTGACATAACAGGAGACGCTGGACATTTCATCCAGCGACTAGCTGCCGACGGAGACAATAGCGCGTGTCTAGGCATCGGTCTCTATAATTTCCTGGTCAATGAATTTTTGAATGTCAGCCATAGAATAAAGGATTCTGCCACCTATTCTTCTATAAGTTGGCCCCATACCTTTTCCTCTCCAATTTTCTAACGTCCTGGGTGACATGTTTAATATTTCAGCAACTTTTTTTGTAGTCACTAAATCATATTGAGTGTCCATTGGCATATCTACCTCCTTTTACTTTATAATACCCATATTCACTTTATGGTGATTATTATGGGTAAATTACTAAAAGATTTTGATGACCCCATTGCGATTCGTAACAATAGAAAGCCTGTTTGGGTTAACAGACATCTAGTTGCAGATCTCAATAGATTAGCAAAATCTAAAAACAAAGATCCCTTACAGATTGCTGAATACATTTTATCTGTAGGGATCAATGGTTCAAGACAGTCAAAGGAAAACAATATCATCTTTGATATTGATAACCTTTAGACTGTATCAATTCTTCTAAATGCTGGCCTACAAGCCTAGCTGACTCTACCGCTTCGTCCTTATGTATATGTGCGTATCTAGCTGTAGTCTTTTGATCCTTGTGTCCTAACAAGTTTCCTACTTGGGCCAAAGGTAACTTCTGTAAACCAAACGATGCGTATGTATGTCGTAAATCATGTAAACGAACATCCTCACAACCAACTGCTTTTTTTATTTTGTTCCAGGTGTATCTAGGCGACTCGATAGAGAATATTTTATCGCGCGAGCGCGCTCTGTTTTCCAGGAGAGTTTTTGCGCGCTCGCTTATGTGTATGACCCTATCTTCTCCATACTGATCCGTTTTGTGTTCTTTAAGTATAAGCATGTTGCCTTGTAAATCGCTCCATTTAGCTTTTGCAATCTCACCACACCTGGCCCCGGTAAGAAGTAACATCCAAATAAAATCAACGCCTTCTGCATATCTTTTGTTGTCTTTAAGAGCGTCCAACTGTTTAGTTACTTGTAAGAATTGTTCTGCTGTCAGATAGTTTTTTCTTTTGACTTCTCTGTTTTTTGCTATATGCGTTGCCGGATTACTTTGAATTAAATCCAAAGTTATAGCCAGGTTGAACATAGACCTTAACAAAGTCAAAACCTTATTAGCCTG